AGACTTTCACATAGCCTTCGATGATGCTTGGGCTAGAATGTTTGCGATGCTTTTAGGTACGCCATTGCCAGACTCTGCCGTAAAAGAGGCTTTTTGTATTTATTTATCTGAACGTTTGATGGATACAATAGGTAAATTACAATGCTCTGAAGAGGATGTTATACAGGCGTTCCCAGACTTCTTAACCGACACATTTACATGAGTGAAATACTAACCATTACAAAGGATAAATTTAACGCTTTTAAAAAGCAACACGGTATGTTACTATATCGTGACAAAATTTTAGTATCTTTAAAAGGTTTAGACGATGAAGGAAACTACCTAGTATCTTTCGGAGAGGGCATGTCAGAAAATGCATACACCTTGTACGAAGACTTCTTAAAAGATTTAAAATAACAAACCATAACCAATAACCTTTTGCCAAAAGGAGAAACAAATATATGAAAATGATTAATGGAGTACCTCACATTGTAGAAGGAGTAGCCTACTACGCTCACCTTGGAAGACCCGTACCAGATTACTCTGAGAAGCAAGAACCCGGATCTGGCAAGTATGGCTGGGAAATAAACCTAGCTGTCAGCGATGACACATTTGCACAGTTTAAAGAGGCGGGTATTAATGTAGGGATGCGTCCTCCGGGCAACAGTAAGTACACCCCTGACCCAGTAATAACCTTTTACAGGTATCACAAGAATTACGATGGTGGAGAAAACGAGCCGCCTAAAGTAGTTGATTTAGAAAAAGAACCATTTACAGACATGATAGGTAATGGATCAAAGGTTGCTGTACAGTGGGGTGCTTTGGAATATTCCAACAAGAAATTTAAACGTGCTATTATTGAAGCAGTGCAAGTTAAAGAGCTTGTAGAAGTTGGATCAGGTTACAGTTCAGAATCTATAGAAGGGGAGGTAGCATTTTAATATGAGTGAACAACAAACCGAAGCAAGGCATACATATAAAACGGATGACTCGTTGTATGATGTAAGCCTTTTAAATGAAGAAGCACGAATATCTTTTACATATCTAGTTGAAGTTGAGGCAGAGATACAGGCTCTAGCTAAACGCATTGGTGTGCTGAGGGCAGCAGCTTCTAAGTTCCACGAAGGTATTCAAGGTGCGGTCACTGATGACGCAATCATCATAAAAGAGCCAGATAAAGAAGAAGAGGCCGGGGAGTAGTAGTAGAGAGTGAGGGGTCTTTTAAACGAGGCCCCTTTCTTTTTTTTAAAAAAACAACATATAAATAAGGAAACAATAACATGGCATTTGCCCGTGAGCATCTACCTTGTCCATTATGCGGAAGCAGTGATGCGCTTTCTGAGAACCATGATGGCAGTGCGAAGTGTTTTTCTTGTGCCTCATTTATCCCAGCTTGGGACTATAAGGAACACAACAAAGAAAACCCTTCACCAACCCCACACCTAGACAACAACCGCAACAATAATATACGTCATATAAATTCATCAGAAGAGTTTATCGCCTTAAAGGACAGAGGCATCTCCTTAAACACCGCTAAGAAGTATGGTGTTAAAGCCACACATAATGCACAAGGAGTAATCTTAAAACACTTCTACCCTTACTATGACGAGAGAGCTACAAAGGTAGCTACAAAGGAGAGAGCAGTACACGACAAAGGATTTTTCTGGTCGGGCGCACAGTCAGAGTCCTGCCTATTTGGTCAGCAATTATTCAACAAAGGAGGAAAGTTTTTAACGATTACTGAAGGAGAGTGTGATGCTATGGCAGCTTATGAACTGCTAGGCTCCAAGTGGCCTGTGGTTAGTATAAAGTCTGGCGCTCAAAGCGCAGTAAAAGATATAAAAGAAAACCTAGAATACATAGAAAGCTTTGAAAATGTTGTTATTGCTTTTGATATGGACAAGCATGGACAAGCAGCAGCTAAGAAAGTAGCCAGACTTTTAAAGCCTAGCAAAGCTAAGATAATGCTGCTGCCTGAAACCTATAAAGACCCTAATGATTTACTACTAGCTAACCAACATAAGCTATTTGTTAGAGCCTTCTGGGATGCCAAGACCTATACTCCTTCAGGAGTTCTTAGCGTATCTGAGAACAGAGAAAAATATAAAAATAGGCCAAAGCACGAACTTGTTTTGTATCCTTGGCAAGGCTTGAACAGGAAGTTAGAGGGTCTTAGGAGAGGAGAACTTGTAGTTGTTGCTGGAGGTACTGGCTTAGGGAAAACTTCTGTAACTAGGGAGCTAGAACATTGGCTTATATCATCCACTAAAGATAAGATAGGTATCCTTTCCCTAGAAGAATCCTATCAGAGGACAGTGGATGGCATCTTATCTATCGAGGCAAATGTTAAGCTTCACATACATAGAATACGAGATCAGTATTCTGAAGAAGATATTGATAAATGGTTTGATGCTGTTTACGTGGGAGAAAACAGAGCCAACTTTAATCGTGTCTGGATACATGCTCATTATGGAGAGACTGATCTTGATGTCATATTCAGCAAGCTTAGGTTCATGATTATAGGCTGTGATTGTAAGTGGATTTTTATAGATCACCTACATATGATGTTTACAGGTGCTGCGCCGGGAGAGGAACAAATTCGGATAGCCGCTATTATGAAGGAACTCACTGCTTTAATAGCAGAGACTGGAGTGGGTATTATTCTGGTATCACACCTAAGAAGGATTGACGGTAACAAGGGCCATGAAAATGGGATCGAGACAGGCTTAAACCACTTAAGAGGATCACATAGCATAGCTCAACAGGCAGACTGTGTTATAGGTCTTGAAAGGAATCAACAATCCGAAGACCCATTAGAAGCATCTACTACCAAGGTAAGAGTTTTAAAGTCTAGGTACACAGGAGATGTGGGGGTAGCAACTCATTTACTTTACGACAACGATACTGGTAGAATATCTGAGATTGATACGGACGATGTTGCTCACAACCTTGAAGAAGAAACTACGCTAGGGTTTGAATAACAATGAAGAGACTAGTTTTTGATATTGAAACAGATGGCCTTGAAGCTACAAAGATATGGTGCATCGTAGCTCAAGATGTAGAAACTCGTAGGATATATAGTTACGGCCCTCACCAGCTTGAACAAGCTTGTACCTTGTTAGATTCTGCCGACTGCTTGGTAGGGCATAACATCATAGGTTTTGACATACCCTTCGTAAGAAGTATTTTAAATAAGCCAGACTTTGCAAAGGGTAAAGATATACTGGATACCCTCGTGTTGTCTAGGCTATTTAACCCTACAAGAGAAGGAGGTCACTCACTAGAACAATGGGGACACACCCTTGGATTTAAGAAGATAAAGTTTGATGACTTTAGCAGGTACACAGATACAATGCTTAACTACTGTGTAAGAGATGTCGAGCTTAACACAGAGACATACTATGCTTTAAAAGAAAACAGCAGAGGGTTCTCTCCATTAAGTATTAAGATCGAACATGCCGTAGCATTTATAATGGAAGAGCAGGAGCAGCATGGTTTCTATTTTGATAGGGCAAAGGCAGAGCTTCTTCTTGCTGAGATTAGAGAGAGAAAGGAGACAGTAACTAACGAGGTAAAGAAAGCCTTTAAACCTTATACCTATGAGGAGCTTCTCTTTCCTTACTACACTAAAGGAGGGCTAGTATCTAAAATAGCTAAGACTTCTACAGGTGAAAGAAGAAGACTAACGGCTGTTGAGCATGGAACTGTAAGCGGGAGGCTGTTTCACTTGCCAAACGGAGAAATTGACCACGACATTAATAGCCCTATAACTAGGACAACTCTTGTAGAGCCTAACATATCTTCTAGAAAACAAATAGGAGAGTTCTTGATAGATGCTGGTTGGGAGCCGACAGAGTTTACTGTTCATGGCAGACCTATTGTAAATGAGAAAACATTGTCTGCTGTGAAAGGAATACCAGAGGCTGATCTTCTAAAAGAGTATTTCCTTTTAGAGAAAAGATATGCACAGATTGAATCGTGGGTAGATACATGTAAGGAGTCCTCTAGTGGGCAGACAAGGGTACATGGTTACGTCATACCTAACGGGACAATAACAGGTAGAATGGCTCACAGAGAACCTAACATGGCTCAAGTACCTAGTATTAATTCTATCTATGGCAAAGAGTGTAGAGAGTGTTGGACAGTACCTAAAGGGTACAAACTGGTAGGCATCGACGCTAGTGGCCTTGAGCTACGAATGCTTGCTCATTACATGAACGATAAGGACTATACAAATGAAATCATTAACGGAGACATACACACCACTAATCAGCGGCTTGCAGGACTTGAATCAAGAGATCAGGCTAAGACTTTCATATACGCCCTACTGTACGGGGCAGGAGATGGAAAGCTTGGAAGTGTGGCTGGAGGAGGCACAGAAACTGGGAAGAAACTTAGAAAATCATTCTTCGATAATCTCACATCATTTGCAACTCTTAAAGATCAAGTTGCTAGAGTGTCAACAGAACGAGAATATCTCAAAGGGTTAGACGGTAGGAAGTTAAAGATACGCAATTCATGGGCAGCTTTAAATACGCTTCTTCAAGGAGCAGGTGCAGTCTTAATGAAGCAAGCCCTTGTTATTTTATATGATAAGATTAAAGAGTTAGAGTTAGATGCACACTTTGTTGCCAATGTACATGATGAGTGGCAGTTAGAAGTAAGAGAAGACCAGGCTGATGAAGTAGGTAGGCTAGGTGTTGAGGCAATCATTGAAGCTGGTAAAGTTCTTAAACTTAAATGTCCTCTTGATGGGGAGTATAAAATAGGAGATAATTGGAGTGAAACACACTGAAGAATATACATGGACTTATGACAGAACAAACTCAAAAGGAGAGGTATTACTTAGGCATGACACAAATGAATCACTTGAAGATGTTACAGGCTACTTAGAAGAGCAAGGAATCAAGTATGAAAGAAAAGATGCTGCCCACATGCTGTGGATATTTTATGGAAATAAAGCATATATGTATTATTATACTACAGGGAGATGGGCATCAAGAAACAGATGGCGAAAGGTTCCGCTAAAACATTATAAGTCTAAAGGCATAAAAGATTTTCTAGATAGGTTCGTCAAGAACAAACAAGTTGAGACACCAATTAACGATACAGAACAGGATACAGCTAAAATGAAACAGGTAGATTTATTTAAAAACATAGAACCCCACAAGCTACATAGGAAAAATGATCCTCAGACAAGTAAAGAGGCTGCTTATTCAGTTTCACATTCACTGGGGAAAACAAGATCTTTTGTTTTAGGCTTAATTGAAGAAGCAGGGAATAAGGGAATTACTGTCAAGGAAATGAAGGCGGCGTACCCAGACATGGGATATAGTACAATTTCTTCGCGCCCTATTGAACTAGAAAGACTAGGACTTATTTTTTATAAAGGAGATAAAAGAGATAAAGCAAGAGTTATAAGATATATAAAATATAAGAGTGATGAATAATGAAACACACTAAGTCAAGAAAAGGAGACATGGCTGAATACTATGCAGTTACTTGGCTGTGGGATCAAGGTTATGAGGTATTTAAAAACTGTGGGTGTTCAGGATCAATTGACCTTATAGCTAGGAAAGATGAGGTCACAACTTTAATAGATGTAAAGACTGTTGGTGCTGACAACGAAGGTAAAGTTTGGGGGAGGCGAAGAACAGAAGAGCAGATAAAACTGGGAGTCGTTCTTCTAATATTCAACTCTAATACAAGGAAAATTAATTTCGTGGAGCATAAAGAATGAAGACATTAGACACATTAATACCTGATATATACACCGTTCTTGATGGCCTTAACAGCGACAAAGGTATAGACATCCCTGAAGATTTAATGGAGGAGTTCCTTGTTAACATGCGAGAAGCTCTTGAAGGATGGTCAACGCCTTATTTACAATCAAAAAACCTGCGTATGTCTAACATAGGAAGACCCCTTCGTAGAGTGTGGTACGACTTTAAAACTAAGGATGGCGGCACTCTCGATGAGAAGACTTTACATCCCTCTACGTTCATTAAGTTTTTATATGGACACATGCTTGAACAAGTTGCTATTCTTTTTATAAAGCTTGCTGGTCACGAGGTAACCGATACCCAAAAGGAAGTAGAGGTAGACGGTGTTAAAGGCCACATAGACTGTAAGATTGATGGGGAAGTTGTAGACATTAAAACAGCCTCTAACTTTTCCTTTAAAAAGTTCTCTGAAGGAACCCTAGAAAACAACGACACCTTTGGTTACATGGCACAGCTTGCTGGGTACGAACAAGCAGAAGGTACAGAGGACGGCGGCTTCTTTGCCATGAACAAAGAGTCAGGAGAGATATGCCTCCTTCGCCCCGGCAACTTAACAAAGCCTAATATAAAAACAAAAATAAAAGAAATAGAAACTGTGTTGTCTAACAGCTATCCTCCTGAAATATGTTATGCGGCTGTAGCAGAGGGTAAAAGAGGCAACATGAAGTTGCATCCTATCTGCACTTACTGTCCATACAAAAGGAGATGCTGGGCTGATTCTAATAATGGTGAGGGCTTAAGAGCTTTTAAATATTCTAATGGTATTAAATACTTTACTAGGGTAGTGTCTTTGCCAAAGGTACAAGAGATACCTTTATGACAACAATTCCTGAGATCTCACTAGAAGCCCTTATAATAGAGATGGCGCAGTTTTTAATTATGTCAGGAGATGGTATAATAGGTGTACCAGATGAGATAATAGAGAACTTAAACATACTGTCTAGTAAAGAGGATGCTTTTAGAAAAGGAAACATACATTGACCAGTAGAAGGCCAACAAAAAAGGATAAGCCTATTGGATATGATTCTAAATGGGAAAAGATGTTACACGAAAATGTTCTTAGTGACTGGGAGTTTCATACTAATAAAGTATCTTACATAATAAAGCACACATATGAGCCAGACTTTATTAGAGAGATAGAGGGTAAGACAATTCTTCTAGAAGCTAAAGGAAGATTCTGGGATCATGCAGAATACAGCAAGTACATATGGATCAAGAAGGTTCTTGACGACAAAGACACAGAACTTGTGTTTTTATTCGCAAACCCTTCTTCGCCTATGCCCCAAGCAAAGAGGCGTAAGGATGGAACAAAGAGATCACATGGCGAGTGGGCCAGTGCTAAGGGCTTTAGATGGTTTAGCGTTGATAGTATGCCAAAGGAGTGGATAAACAATGAAACAGAGAACTAAAAGACTGAATGATGTAACACCAGAGGAGTGGGATTCGGTAGCTCCCTACAAGCCTGATAATGTTAACAATCCACCGCACTATAACAAGGGGGACATAGAATGTATCGACGGGATAGAGGCCATGTTAACAGGCGAAGAGTATATCGGTTACTTACGAGGAAACAGCTTGAAGTACCGCTGGAGGTTCAGATACAAGAACGGCATAGAGGATCTCCAGAAGGCTGCTTGGTACGAGAACAGGTTGATGGAGTTTCTAGCGAAGGAAAGGAAGTAGAGGATGGAACAGAACTACATCGACGCTAAAAAGGAGCGCAGAGATAAGTACGATAAGAAGGCTAAAAAGAAAGCATCCAAGCAAGAAAAGAAAAAACAACTTCAGCAGAATAAGGATCAGGAGCAAATGACAAATGACAGAAACAGATAAACTTTTCGTGCGCTTTTGCCAGCATAAGTATTTTGAATACTGTGACGAGAA